CGTGTAGCTCTTGGTGTGAAGTTGGCACGTAGGTCATCGACATCCGCATTGTTTAATAGTCTATGGAGTGTGTTCTCACTAACGGCTCTCTTATTGATAGCCTCATATTCACGTGGTGTGAGGGTTATGTTCCTGCTCTTACGAGAGGTAACCCCTACTTCTTTACGGTACTTCTCTAGTGCCACCTGACTAGTCTTCTTAACGTCCACTTCTTTTCGTGCCAACGTTGCTATCTGCTTAGGGGTCTTAGTCGGGTACTCCTTCCGTAGTCTAGCCTCTGCCGCCCGTAGCTTACCTTGTACCTCGGCATTGGCACGGGCCTGTGCCTGTCTCTCCCTGGGTCTATTAGACTCGGCAGTAGTGAGCTTCTTATTAAGGGATGCCACCTCAGTAGCATACTCCTTCTTAGCCTGCTTATCTACAGTCATGTGCGGAGTTCTAGCTGACTCGATACGGGCTTGTCTTGCCAGGTCTTTCATCGAGTTTGCATACGATGCATAAGTTTGTTCCATTGGGGTGTTAGCTTTAGAGATCAAAGTTCTTGCATCATAAGTCTCACCCATCTTTGTAACACCGGGCTGTGTTCTTACCCGTTCTTCATAAGTAACCTCGCCTGTTTTTTTGTTTACTTTTGGAACAACATAACGGGCCCTACTTGATTCCTTGTATACTAAAGCGCCTTCAGGTATTGAAGGATCATAGTCTTTTGTACCTTTAATGTTAACTCGACCTTCACCTTGACGCTTGGGTACATTGTTGGCTGGGCTCTTACTTCTTGAGATAAGAGTACTGGCTCCACCATAAGCATCGGGTTTGTTTGGATCAGTACTGGGTTGGTACTTACGCTTAAGACTATCGATGTCATTGTCTTTCTCACTAGCCTTATAGTCTAGCTTGTGCTTCTCAGCATCGATAACTACCATGGAATGTTTAACGGCACGGGCCATCTCCTTATCGTCTGCCCCTAATAGCTGCATGTCAGTAATAAGATTGGAAATCCTTCCCATTTCATTCTGTGTATTGTTCATGACTCTGAACTCTTTACCATTCCTGTAGTAATGAGTGACCCCATTCTTATCTACCACCGGCTCAGAATCAAACCTATATGATTTATTATCGAAGGTCTCTAATTCTTTGAGGGGGTTCTTATTCTTAATGTTAACCTTACCATTGTTGGTAGGTATACACATGACAGCATCACCATCATAGTCAGCCCCTGATAGTCTATCAGCATTCTTTTTATTAATACATATAGCATCAATAGAATCCTTACCAATCAACTTCTTACCCTGTGGTATGTTGTTGTTGACTGTGAGGATAGGAATCTCAAACCTACCACCATGAGGGTACCGTATCAAAGCAAGCTGGGTACCATTCTCATAGCCTGGGGCATATACCTCAGAGTCCTTAAGCTTAGGCAATGGTATGATTACATGGTACTTCTGTCCCGGTAATGGTGCTGCCTTAAGATCTACAGCTGATGCATCACATTCATCTGCAAACTTATTAAGGAGGTGTCTCTTAACGACCGGGTTAGTTACTGCACATATGTCCTTGAACTCTGACTGTTTATCGTACAGTGCCAAGTTCAATTGCCTCTTAGCTAATGACGTGGGCTGCTTGGATAAGAACTGGGAAGGTAATGAATCAGACCAGTCGGTCCAGTCACCCTCATCTGCTCTTTTATTAATAAGACCAAGCTTCTTCTTCCCTGTCTTAGGATCTGTGTACCAATACTGTCCACCTTGTTCAGAATCTTTAATTAAAGAACCGAATGGATTGTCAGGATCTTTCTTAATTGGTTTGAGTACGCTGTTATCTTTAGGTCCTATCATAGGAACTTTATTAGATTTATTAGTATTAAACCGTACGTCTATTCCCGGTGGTAAGTCGTCGGCATACACCGCCATACCCTTAATGTAATGTGTACCATCAACCATGATTCTTACCTGGGCATAGCGGGATGCACCCAAGTCTAAGTCTTTCACCCCACGTCTCAGTTCGACGATACCATCATAGTCATCGCCTCCGTCTTCTTTATACCTAACCATCATACGTTTAGAGTCGAGACTCTCTGGGTAATGAAACTTCTTCTCAAATGTATCCCCACCATCCCTGGTAATATACTCTTTCAAGGAGGCTATGTTGGCTTCGCCATTTTTAAAGTTATAGAAGTCTTTCTTCTCAACACCGGGTGCCATTAGTACCGTGGTATTAATCTGGTGACCTGGGTTAGTAACGTTAGGCAGACCACCTGTGAATTTGGTATAACCTTCTGACTCCAACAAAGCTATAGCCTGTTTTAATTGAGTCTCAGTGACACCAATTTCAAGATGACTGGCTGCACCGACATCAACAATACCGGTCTCCTTCATTCTTTCTTTGATGAATTCAGCCGTGTTCTTGGCCACCTGTTTCTCTCTAATAACTTCAGGATCTTTATTCAACCATGAACGAACTGTGGATTCCCCTATCTGACGGCCTGTTCTATTTGACATGGCCTTTGCTATGTCAGTAGCCCCTAGTCCATCTTTCTGTAAAGACTTGGCATACTGAATGTCAAGCAACTCACGTTCACTCTTGGCCAATCCTTTCTGTGCACGATACTGTGCTACAGTCAAACCAAATTCTTTTTTAATATTCTCAGGTGTCTCCTGCCACCCATTCTTCCTGAGTTTCTCGATTCGACCATAGAAGTCTGCACCATCGTGTTGATATGGATCTTCACCACTGCCCCATGGATAACGACCGCTATGTCGTTTAGTGCCATAATGCATCAGGTAGTTCATATCGTCTATAACATAGCCCATAACGTTATCCCTCCAAATCGTATTGTTCTAATAACTTATTTTTGTGAATTATATTATCCATGAGTTCTAAAATCTCGTCTGGTTCTGGTTCGTAAATATCAATGTCATCATTCTGATAAATACGTAGCTCGATTCCTATTTCATACGGATCACATCCCGGATTGGCAAACACTTCTTTTATATCTCCTTCGCTATCGGTGTAAGCCATTTCGCCACCTAAACAAAATAGAGCAGCATATAACAATAACTGCTCCATGTGCGCTGGTGTCTTACCGGTTTTTAAATCATGTATTCTCAATAGATTCTTTTTAAAACTAATGGCATCTGACCATCCGAAAAAGTAATCTGAATAATATAAAAGAACCTCGGTGTTCATTCTATATTTAATGGCGTCATTAATATACGAACACAAAGTTTCCGATGACCTGGGCTGCTTTCTTCCCAAATCGATCGTTAATTTAGCCCATCCATGTAGGATTGTTCCTTTCTTCTTCGCTTGAAGATTTGAATAAACTTCTAATAATTTGTCATCATCATAATTTATCCAATGATAATTGCTTGGACTAAATGGAGCATGAGATCCTTTTAATTTTGCGCATTTCATAAAACTCATTTACTTTGACCTCCGAGAGGGTTTAAACAATCTCGATAAACTTTGCATGACCGATTTCTTATTTTCCGGATAAATAAAACGAGCGAATGACATCTCGTTCATCCGCTTAACGTAATAATCCTGATTCGGTCTCTTGGAGGCTTTAGCATTTTTCTTTACCTCCAGTGCTGCCCACTTATCTTTATATAAAATAAGCAGATCCGGTATTCCCTGAATATATGAACTATCGTTTTTCATAACGATGCATCCAGGAAATTGCTTCTTCAAATCTTTAATAAGCTTTGATTGAAAACTGTTTTCTAACATAGTCGCCCTCCCTAAATAAAAATAAAAGAATAGGAAACCGTATTTTTAATACAGAAATCCTATTCCTCTCATAAAAGGGCATGTTTTTGTTGCGAGGGCAATTTTTTAAAGAAATTCAAAGAAGTAGTTCATGTCTCGATCAAACACCAATGCAATTTTATAAAGAACATATGCACTCGGCGTTGCCTGCATGTTTATATATTTCGACACTGAACCGACAGACATATCAATTCTATCGGCTAATTCATCTTGAGACATACCCTCGAACGTTAATAATCTTACTAATTTGTTCTGAAAGACTCTTCGCCATTCCATTTCGTCTTTTATTTTATATCGAGTCATGTCATAATAATCTCGATATATGGAAATGGTTTTAAGAATATCATCATATCTAAGATACTTTCCGTCTTCCAATTCAAAGAAAACATAATAGTCAGCTACTTTTACAAATCGTTTTACCTGTTTAGCAAAGCCGGGAAAGTCGTTCGCTAAAATCTCAATGTAATATACCTCATTGTTCATAATAACCTCCAAAAATTCGTGACACAAAAATTTTCAAAATAAAATTCATATATAGTATTATTTCACTATAGTGAAATCTCACATATATAGAATTACAAATAGGGTATTTTTTGTGTTTTTGTGTCAAAAACTGTGTATTTTTGACCGATTTTGACCATTTTTTCGCAACTTCTTCATAAGTCGTCTAAAAATCACCAAAAAATACCCTTGAAATTTGTGTGAACTTTGTCACATAATTGTCACATTTCGTTTACTATAGTGAACAAATCAGACCCCATTTTTTCTATTTTTGCTCCGATTTTCGTCAAATCCCTCAGGATAGCGCACCTTTAATTTGTCAATATTATGCTGACAAACCTCCTCTAAAGTCCATCCCATACCCTTACAAAGTTCAGCAATAAACCAAATAAGG